TCGTGCGCGCCGGCGTGGGCGACCGCGCCGGGCAGCCCCTCCGCGTACCAGCGCGCCGCAGTCGCCGCGCCGACAGGCCCCACGTCGCACGAGGTGCGGGACTTCGCCTGGATCGCCGCCGGGCCGCCCAGCCAGGTGAAGTGCCATCCCGCGCCGGGGATCACCGGGTAGGCGGCGCGGCGGTCCCGCACCGTCGTGAAACACCCCACCGACCCCGCCCGCGCCGCCACCGCACCCAGCCACGGCACGTCCGCCAGCCAGTCCACCGCGTACGGGTGCAGCCGCATCTTCAGCGCCGCGAACGGCGCCGGGTGGCAGGCGGCCGCCGCCGCCGACGGGATCTCATCCACGTCGCAGACGAGGACCACGTCGTCTTTGGCGGCGCCTGCTTTCCCGAGCCCTTCCCAGACGAAGCTGCGCTGGATGTGTTCCCGCGCCCACGGGTGTATCTGGCTGCCGTGGGCGGCGGGAACAGGGACGTGGACGATCCGGTCCGCCCACGCCGCGAACCGGCCCCGGTTCTCCGCGTAGTGCAGCGGTTTCGGCCGGCCGTGGTGGTCCCACGGCGCCTCCACCAGGACATGCCGGTAGACCGGTGTCTTGTCGAGTTCGGTGAGGCGGCATTCGAGCATGGCGAGCTCGCCGCCGAACATGAAGGTGTCGAAGACCCTCACAGGGCGGCCATGCTCCTTATTACGGCTGCACCCGTATCAGGGAATGCTGGCAGTCGTCTGGCAGGTCGCTGAACATCGGCACGTCGGCTGGGACGGTGTAGGTGATCCGGGTGACGCCGTCCGGGCAGAGCAGCACCAGTTCCGTGCCGGGCGGCACGTTACCCATCTCGGACGGGCCGCCAAGCACCGCCATCGCTCACGCTCCGTTCCGGCTACTTCCCGCAAGTGGGGCACCCTAGATTGGTCAGGTTGCTACGGCGGTTCCACGCCTGGTCAACGCGAGAACTCCATCTGATGTTGCCTGGCTCATAGTTGCCGTCGTTGTTGATCCGATCGAGTGTCATGCCTTCTGGGCGCGGCCCGATTAGCCTGTCGAGATCGTCCCGGAACCGGATGAAGTCCTGCCAGGGTTCGTAGACTCTGATGCCCCGGCCGCCATAATGCGGGTAGTCCTTGCTGGATGTCCGGTAGCACCGGTTCCTGATCATTTTCCACAGGCGATAACGGTAGTCATCGTATCCGCTGCCGTGTTTGAAGCGGACCTTGGATGTGGTTTCCCTTGTCAAGCAGCCACAGGACCGTGATACACCGGCCCTGAGGCTGCTTCGCAGGACTTCCCGCTCTGTACCGCAGTCACATCGGCACAGGGCTCTCGGGTTGTTCCGCACCAAGTCGATGATTATCCAGCGGTCGAACCGATCAGCTACCTTCAGTCTCCTCATGCAGCCAATTCTACATGAGCCTGATGTGGAATTATTCTGACCAAATGAGGTCAACGTTGTAGGTGGTGCCGGTCAAAATCGACTGGTTGATGAACATGTGCACACCGGATGTCGCGACGCCGGTGCCGGACCCGAGGGGGACACCCCACTCGTAGCCGGCGGGGGGGAACTCTTCCCACGAGGAGCCGGTGGTCTGCGGCAGTTCCTGCTCCCACAGCACGGTGCCGACGGTCGGCGGCACCGACCATGACGTGGCGATGGTGCCCAGCGAGGTAGGCGCGGACGCGTCGTGCGACGCCGGCCCGTACTGGCCGGTCTGGATGTTGGTGACGGTCGAGGCGACACCGGAGCGGCACAACTGGAACAAGACGTTGTTACCGGCGGCGGCGGTGGTGGAGATGATGTCGACGCGGACGCCGACGACCCAGAACCGCTTCACCGAGTTGGCGTACAGGGACAGGATCGGCACCGCGGTGGTGGCGGTGGTGGAGCCGAACTGGTTCACCCGGCCCACATAGATGTCGGAAATAGGCATGCTGGTTTACCTCCGTTGGTTTCCCGGTCCGGCTGGTGCTGCGGGCAGGGGCCGTGCAGCCGGGCGCACGGGACGCCCGGACGTTTGGTAGTGGGCTAGTAGGAGGCCGGGGCGCCGGCGATTATCAGGTTCCCGTCGAACACGGCCAGCGCCGATGGGGTGCCCGGGTTCATCCACATGCAGTGGTAGTAGGTGCCTGGTGTGAGCGCGCCGGTCGCGGTCGCTGAGATCGACAGCGTCACCTGCGACAAGATCGCCGACGTGGTGGTGGTGATCTCCCCGGCTGCGGTGATGGTGGTGGTGACGTACAGCAGCGGCACCGACGTGTCGGTGGGCGACACGCGGGCGACGTATTCCCATGTGGCACCTGTGATCGGGTAGGGGAAGTACCCGGCGGGGGTTTGGGTGGTGAGAGTGAATGCCCACTGCTGGGCGGATCCGGCGGGCATCCGCAGATTCCACGGCTGAAGCGAGGAGGAGACGGCCATCAGCAGGCGGCCTCCGTTCTTTGCCGGAGGGTCCAGGTGCCGCCGGGGCCGCGGAGGATGTACCCGGCTGGGGTGCCTGCGGGGGTGAGGAGGAACACTGCGCCGTGGTCGAGGTCGAAGCTGATCCCGGCCGTGTCGAGGGCGGTGAGGGCGTCTACGAGGGTCGCGAGGGGATCTGTGGGGGTGGTCACGGGGGGAGGTAGCCGGGGGGGAGGTCGGCGAAGGGGACGCCGGTTTCGGGGATGGTGTAGAGGAGGTCGCAGAGGTGTTCGCAGGAGCGGACCCAGATTTGGGTGCCGGGCGGGTAGTTGCTGATCACGGCGTCACCCCGTCCTACTGGTTTGTCGGTCTAGCTTGACGACTTAACGGGGCCCCGATAGATTCGTCGTTGTACGCAGACGAACTATCGAGAGGATCCGATGACCACCCGCCGCACTCTCACCCCGGTCAACATCACCGAGAAATACCCCAGCTTCCGCACCGGCCGACTGGAGATCTGGGCCGCCGAATCCCGCGACGGGATCTGGTCCTTCAAACGCGACGAGTCGCCCGGGACACCGTGGATCGCCGAGCACCTGCCCACAGGCGGGACCGCCTGGTACGGCACCCTGACCGCCGCCCGGGCCGCCACCGCCGGCGGCGACGCCCGCCGCGACCTCGGCATCTGCCCAGACTGCGACGCCCGCAACGGCGGCCACAACGCCAAATGCCCAGCCCTCGCGCCCGCGCCAGTCCTTGACCCAGACACCGAATACTTCTACAAGATCGAGAAAGAGTCCTGACGATGGCCGCCACCTACACGCCCACCGAAACCATCCCAGCCGCCACCTGCCCCGCCGCAGGCCCCGGCTGGCAGCGCCCCGCATGGCTCCACAACCTCAACCCCCAGCAATGGCGCTACCTCGGCCGCATCAACGCCGCATGGGACGCGCCGCAATCCATCGTCCACGCCGCCGCCTGCCCACTGTGCCACACCGAGATCACCCGGCTCGCGACCCGCGCACAGCCCGCCCCAGCAGTGCCAAGCTAAACTGACAAACCATGACCGCCAGACGTAAACCCGCCCGCTACGCCGGGATCGCCATCATCGCCGAATGGTGCGGCGTCGAACCCGGCACCGTCACCACATGGCTGCACCGCTACCCAGACACCCCGCCACCCGACGCCGAACTCGAACCCGGCCGCAACGGCATACCCGACCGCGGCTGGCTCCACTCCCGCCGCGCCGACTGGGAGGCGTGGAAGGCGTCCCGGCCGGGCCAGGGCGCACCCGGCCGTCCCCGCCCCCGCAAGAAACCCGCCAAGGAGAAACCATGACCCGCAGGCGATCAGGCCTCGAAACTGTCCGCCGCGACATGTACCTCGGCCAGCGCACCATCGGTGACTATCAGGCGTTGCGGCGGGGGACACTCAGCAAGCGGCTCGTCCGCCGCTACGTCACCCGGTCCTTGTTCCGCACCCTCGGACGCTAACCGGCCGCCTTCCCGCCTTCCATCCGCGCATGCTGAGCCGGCCAGTACCCCAGCGCCTCATGGTGCCGCAAATTGCAGTACCCGTCGGCCTGCTCCTCACTGAAACCGGCGTGATCCATCACCTGCTGCACACACCGGCCGAAATCGCCGGGTGAACCCCAGCCGACGTTCTCCGGCCCGGCGAAATGCGTCGGGCCGGGATGCGCCTGCCCGGACCAGTACTCCCGCAAAACCTCCGGGTCACCCGCCTTGACCACACCAGCGGCGCCGATCACGGTCAGCACGTTCCCAATATCCGCAGCAAGCTCCGGGCGCACCGCCGGGTTGCCGATCAAATGCTCAGGGTCCCACCACGCCAGCGGCTCAGCCAAGTCACCGCCAGGGTCATCCGGGTTCGCGACCTGACGGCGCCCAGACCTGACCGGCACAGCGTCCTCAGACGGCACAGCCATCACAAACCCCTGATACACCCCGTCCGGTGACGTCCAGTCACCCCGGACCACGCCATCAGGCACCTTGCGGCCGGTCTCCTCGGCCCATTCCCGTTTCGCCGCAGCGAGCGGCGTCTCCCCAGGCTCGAGGCCGCCGCCCGGGAACTCCCACATCCCGGCCGCGGCGCCGCCGTCCCCGGCGTCGCGCTGAAGCATCAGCACCCGCCCGGTCTCATCCGCCCGCACCGCCAGGCCCGCCGCCCGCGGCCCGCCGCCGGCCTTGTTCGCCAGGTCGGCACCCTGGTGGATCTGGAAACTGTGCGTCTCCTCCCACCGGTCATCACCCTCGGGCACGAAACCCACGTACGCCTTCACCGGCCTGCCGAGCTTCCGGTACGCCAGCGCCCGGTGATGCCCGTCGACGATCGCAGCCTTGCTCTCACCCGGTACCTGAACCATGACGACCGGGTGGGTGTGGCCGGTGCCGTTCTTGATGTCGTCCGCGAACCTCGCCACAGCCTCCGGGTCGTGGGACGCGGCCCACGAGTCCTCGTCGTCGCAGTCGATCCGGTCCTGCGGGATCTGGACAGGGCCGATCCACCGGGCGCCGTACACCCACCGGATCGCTTTCTCGGGGTAGTTCTTGCGGAGCTGGTTCGCTATGTGTTCCGCCTCGACCTCGTTGGGGTCGGTCAGGTCAGCGGCGTCTTTCACCAGCCCGGGCACGGCGGCGAGGGTGACATCGCCGATCGCGGCGGGGGCCGCGGCGCATCTGCACAGCGGGTGAGCCGGCGGCGCTGGGTCACCCGAGGGGAAGTCGTCGCCCACCGGGACCGGCCCGGCGGCGGCGTTGTCCTCACATGCCTCGCACACCCGCTCGTCCGGCGAGTCGAGCCACCGTGTCGCGGTGACCCCGGCAGCCGTGTAGGAGTCCATCGACCCGGCGGACACTGCGCGGGCGATCTCCGTCTGCGCGATCATCTGCGCCCGGTCCGGGTCGGCGACCATGCCGGCGATCGCCCGGGCCAGCGTTTGCGAGCTATCGCCCGCCGACACCGCGTCGGAGATCGCCGACGCGAGGTCACCGAGCTTGTCTTCGGCGATGGATTTGATCTCGGCGATGCCGTACTTCTCAAGCAGGTCCGCGAGGCCGGCTTTGCTGGCGACCTGTGCTGCCGCGGCCGGGTCGCCGGGTTCCCATTCGCCCCAGTCGACGGGCTGCACCGCAGCCTGCCCGGCTGGTGGTTCCGCGGTAGCGGGCTGGCCGGGCCCGCCGGGTGGTTTAGCGGGTGGCCTGGCGTGTTCCGCCTTCGTCACCGCCGCGGCGGGGAGCATCGCACGGGCCGACAACTGCCCCAGCGCATACCCCTCAGTCCACAGATCAGGGAGTACCTTGCCGAGCGCGGCGGCGATCAGGGCGGCGATCTGGGCTTTGAGGTCACCGATGCTGACAGTGTTGGTGCCTGTCGCCCACCCTGCGACCAGCCGCCCCGCCTTCTCACCGGCCGGGCGGAGCGCGGCGGCGAGCTCCGGGGTGTAGTGGGCGGTGAGGGCTAGGTCACGTTCCCAGCCCGGCCACCTTTTGGGACACCACCACCTGCCTTCACGAGCCCGGTGGTGGCGGTTTTCCCGGCGAGCCGGTCCGCTTCCGTGAGGAGCTGGTCAGCCTCGGCGCGGAGCTGGGTCGCCTGGGCCTGCAGTTGGGTGATCTGCTTTTGTGTCGCCGTGGTGGACGCCGACGTCGTCGTGGACGCCGAGGTGCTGGCGGTGGAGCCGGTCGCCGCAGCCGACGTCCCGGACGGCGAGGCCGTGGATGTCGTCGTCGATGCTGCCGTTTGCGCGCCTGCCGCAGCGGATGGTTTCTTCCCGGCGGCCAGGGACGCCTTTAGTTGCTTGATCTGCTGGTCGATCGCTTTCGCCTGGGCGAGGAGGGCGTGTGCTTTGGCGCGGTCGGAGGCGGCTTGCTGCTGGTTCGCGGTCTTCGGCTTCTTCCCAGCGGGCTTCTTCGCGGCAGGCTTCTTGGCCGCAGGCTTCTTCGCGGCTGGTTTCTTCGCCGCAGGCGCGGCAGCAGGCGCCGGGGACGCAGCAGGCGCCGGAGCGGCCCGCGGCGCGTTCCCCGCCAGCCCACCGGACTGGTTGTACGCCGCGATCTGCGACTCCGACTGCTGCAACGGCGTCCCCTGCCCCGTCGAGGAGAACTCACCGCCACCCTGCATGCCCTGCCCGACCCGCAGCTCCGCCTTCACCACAGCCAGCGCGCCGAGTATCGCAGCCGCGGCACACAGATCCTCAACACCGGCGCCGGTCACCGGGTACCTCCCTTGGCCAGCACAGTCCTGGCGTCCGCCACAGCCGTCGTGATCGACTGCCCGTCACCCAGGTCGTACCGGACGACCTCCAGCACTTTGCCGCCGATGTGCCGCGGCTCCCACGTGGCCACGTCGCGGCCTTTCCGCAGGTGCCGCTCGAGCGCGTCGAGCTCGGCCCACGCCGCCTTCCCCACTGCCGAAGCCGTCGATGGCCCGGAGTTGGAGCCCTGGCCGCGGCCACCCGCGGACACGTGCGAGCCGGCTTCGGCGGCCTCGTGACCTGGGGTCTGCCCCGCGTTCCCCGCACCCGGCGACGTCGGCGTGCCAGCAGGTTTCGGAGGGGGTTTAGCCGCCCCCGCCGGGGCGCCCGCAGGCCCGCCAGGCGCCGCACCCGCAGGCGGCTTCGGCGCACCCGGCGGAGGCTGGCTACCCCCCAGCCCAGGTTCCTGGGCAGGCATCGGCGGCTGGCCCGGCACCTCCGGCGTCACCGCAACCGGCTGCCCCGTCGACGGATCCAAACTCGCCAACGGCACGATCCCCGTCTGCGACGCCCACAACGGATCCGACGTGATCGGCACACCCCACGGGTCCTTGTTCAGCTCCGCCCGCGCCTCATCAATGCTCGACAGGCCCGCGCCGATCTGCGACACCAGCAGGGTGGTGAGGGTTTCCTCGTCCTCGTCCTGCTCGAGCCCTTCCGGCATCCACTGCAAGTCGTCCTGCTTGCACACAACCTGAAGGATCTTGTCGAACAGAGACTCCTTCAAAAACTGCAATGTCGGGATTAGTGACTTTCGTGCATGTATGTCCTGCGAGTTGCCGCACCAGACCGGTGAGCCGTTCGCCCGGACGTAGATGATCCCGTTCGGCACGGTCACGCAGTACACCTTGCCGGTGTAGTTCGTGCGGCTGATAGTCATGCGGCGGGTCAGCGACCGGTTGAACCGCACCAGGTAAACGTCGCGGCAGTTCTCCGCCGCAATCAGCCTGCCCCGGATCATCACGTCCTTGGGGTGCTGGACCGTGATGGTGGCGGACATGCCGAGCTTCTGCGCCACCTCCTGCAGGTCATCGGCGAGACGGCTGCTGACGGTCTTGGCACGCCACAAGCCGTTCTCAAGGTATCCGTCGCCGAGCAGGTAGTGGTGCAGCAGCGACTCCAGTGCCGGGACGGACCAGTCCTTCACCTCGGCCGGAATGTGCTTCTCGTGCGCGTGGCCGAGGTCGTTGAGGTAATCCCACAGTTCAGTGCAGGCGAAGTAGAACGTGCCGTGGTTGTATCCGGGCTCGCGGCCGAGCATCCGTGTCAGCAGGTTCCGGTAGGCCTCGAATCCTTTGCTTGTCTCTCGCTGGCTGATGCAGATCTGCTTGACGATGTGGTCTTCGCCGCGCCGGACCCACTGGCCGCCGCGCTTGTAGTAGCCGCGCTGGCGGCGCAAGTGCCCTTCAGCGATGTAGGCGCCGAGGAGAGCGGCGAAGTCGGCTGCCGCCCACTCGTACTTGCCGAAGGTGACGGATTGCGGTCCGCAGCCCTTCCACGTGCTCGTCAGCGGGATCGAGATCCGCTGGCCGCGGATCTCGCCGGCCTCGCGGATGTACTCGCGGTAGGAGACCGGCTTGGATTTGGCGATCGGCTCGACGGTGACCATGCGGTGGTTCGGTGTCACCCGCAGATGCAAGCCTTCATCCTTGGGCTGGCGTCCGTGGGTGGAGGTGAACTCGACCAGCTCGCCGTCGTGGTCGTATTCGTGGTAGGCGGTGGCGTGCTGCCACTCGAACGCCTGCGTCTTCGGGTTGCGGGTGGCGAACTCGTCACCGTCATCGCCGGTCTTGACAGCATCGAAGGGGAGCCATCCGCGGCGTGTCAGTATTTCCACGTCACGTGTATAGCATGCCTTGGCCATCTGGTTCGCCGCGCCGGGTGACTGTGTCATCGACACCTTCGGCGTCAGCCCGATCTCCATCGGCATCACGTTGAAGGCCATACAGACCTCCGCCATGATGACCTCGTCGAACTGGTCCGCCAGCGCCGGCGGTTTCTGCGGGTCAGTCTTCGACCCCGGCGGCAGAACGATGATCTTATGTTTGAAGCCGACATCCCCGGCCAGGGCGTTAAGAGCGTCCTGCAGTTCGCGGATCTGCGACGGGGTCATGTTCACATCACCCGGCGACACGAACATGCCCGGGATGGAACCTTCACGGAAGAAGTCCATCTGGTACTGCTGTTTCCCGAGCCCGGACATGATGGGCACGAGGGCCTGCTCGATCGGCGGCAGCCCGTACGGGGAGATGGTTTGCCGGGTGTATGGCATGTAGAGCACCTGGTCGCCGCGGTACTCGGCGACCTGCCCCGCTTTCAGCTCATCGGTGAGGTCACCTTGAGTTATGAGCTGCATCAGGTCAACCCGGGGTACCCCCCAGAGGTATTGCTGGAATGCGGGCGCGGGTGGCCGCGGCCTTGAGCCGTGGAGGTCGTACAGGGGGCGGAGGGTGTCACCTGCGATGAGTTCCAGCGCGGTGAGGTCGGAGCCGAGCAAGCCTTTACCTTTGCCCCAGGTGGGGCGGAGGTAGACGGACATGGCGTCGATGGAGTACAGGTCCTCGAGGAGGGTGTCGAGCCACGATCCCCACGAGCCGTACTCCGGGTCAGGATTTTTGAAGAAGGCGACGGCCTGGGCGCGGCGTTCCCCGAAGTCGGACATCGCCTTGGGATCGCCGCGCATCGCTTTGGCGGCGTCTTTGGTGGGGATGATGTCCCATTCGAGGCCGCGGATCTCGGCCTTCAGCAGCTGGATGCATGCGCGGGCGACGCTGTATAGGCCGGCGAGGCTGCGGAGGGTTTGGAAGTCGGCGAGTTTGACACCTTCGGTGCCGGGCTGCCCGACGGGAAGGTTCCACCCGACCTGGTAAGGCAGCCGCCGCGGCATGGCACGTTCAGCGCCGTCGGGTGGCTGGTCGATCGCCATCGGGAACACCGGCGCGAACGGGCCGAACGCGCCGGCTTGGAAGTCCCGGGGGGACCGGGGGAGGAAACTGCCGTAGCCGGTGGCGTACCCGGCCTGGGGTCCGCCGCCGATCTGCGCGACGAGCGGTGAGATCTGGCCGAAGCTGGGGCCGGTGTTCCCGGTGGGGCCGGTGGCGGCGCCCTGGCCGGATGGTGACGCGGCGCGGGCTGCCCTGGCAGCGCCGATGATCGCACCGGGTGAGGCGATGGTAACCACCGCCTCTCGGTGCTGCGTGAGTTATCCGGCCTTAGCTGGCTGGCCGTTCACCATCATCCGCCGGGGCGGGCTGGGCGACGGCGAGCTGCTCCGCGCGGAGCAGCAGCGTCTTCACTCCCACCTGGTCCAGGGCCTGCCGGACGTTCTGGGCGTACTGGGCGAACACCTGGTCCGGCATGTTCACCGGCAGCCGGACGATCAGGATCTCGCCGGGCTGGACGATGGTCATGGTTTCGCGGATCGCGCGTAGCAGCAGGGCGGGGTCGACGGCGGTGGCGCCGTTGTTCAGGAGACGGCCGCCGGGGGGGATGACCGTGCCCGGCTGGATGAGTGTCACAGTGTCACCACCTGCGGCGAATCTTGTGTCACCGGTAACAGGCTAACCGGTGCTTGTGCCGTCGTCGTCTTCGGCGACGTCTTCGGGCCACAGGATGTTATCTTCCGGCCACTGCCCGTGGGGCCAGTATTCGGCCTCGGTGACCATGGTTGCGGAGTCGCGGCGGAACGATTTCACCCGCGGGCATGCCACACCTTGTGCCGCGTGGAGTCCGGAGCAGAATTCGCAGCCGCCGTCGGCGAGGAGTTTCCGGGCGTCGGTTTTCCGTTCGGCTGTGAGGGCCGGCCTGGTGCCGCGTTCGCGCCCGGCTGCGGCGGCGAGGGCGGCGAGGGCTTCGTCTCGTTCGGCGTGCAGGGCGGTGAGCCGTTCGGTGATCCTCGGCGCGATGTCGCCGCTGACCTGGCCTGCGGTGAAGTAGCCGTCGGCTAGGAGCGCGGCGCGGGCGGCCCGCAGCTGGCAGGCGGCGTCTCGTTCGGCTACGTGGCCGGCGGTGGGGTCAGCGTTCATCGGCTGTGGCGGCGCGCATGGACTGGCCGATCAGGTAGATCGCTTCGTGGCGGGTGAACCCGGCTGCGACGTAGGCGAGGGCGATTTCGTGGAGGGTGATGGTTTTCTGCTCGAGGTCGGTGAGCGGCGGCTCGGGCAGGTCGTCAGGGTGGGGCATGGTTCATCCTCCGCGGCCGTTCGTAGCGCGTTTGCGGCAGCGGTCGGAGCAGAACCTCGCCTGGCTGCGGAACCCGGAAAGTTCCGTCCCGCAGCCCTCACATTTCCGGGTTTCCGCGTTTCCAGGGTTGCCGACCGGTGGGGACTGGTCACTAGAAACCCGGAAACCACTGGTCACAGGGTTGCCGGGTTTCCTGGCGTGTTCGGTTTCCCGGGTTCCGCCGCGGACGATCGCGGCGTGGCCGCGGCAGAGGGGGATGCCGCCGAACGCTGACACGGCCGCTGCTGACATGCACCCGGGGTGGAAGCACCGCCGCCACGAGGTGGCAGTCACCGGGCCTTTCACAGGGTCGTGCGCTGGGCAGTGGGTTAGGCGGCCGGCGCGGGTCACGTCACGCTGGCCGCAGCGGGGGGCCATGCAGATCGACACGAACCGATCCTAGTCAGGCTGCTTCGGTGACGGGCCGCCCGCAATGCGGGCACACATCCTTGCCCGCCATAAACGGCCTGCTACACCCATCACACCGGGTGACCCCGTACGCGTCCAGCCACGTCACGCCATCAATCCAGTACGACTGGATCACTGCGTCACCGTCGTCGGTGGACCGGCCGAGGCGTTTGCTGATGTCATCCTTCGACTCGACCTGAATCTTCCCTCCGGACAGGACCTTCCAGCCCGGCGCGGTCAGGTCACCCAGCAGCATCTCGTCATCCGGCAGGCACACATCGGGGCTGGCCGACGGGTCCAACTGTTCCCGCAGCCCCCACCACGCCGCCGACCGGATGTTGGTGAACGCGAGCTCGCCGGTGGCGTCCCGTTTCCTGGTGCCACCGGAGGCGGTGAACGGCTCCGCCTTGGCACCCATCTCCCGGAGCCGGTCCAGCACACCAGCGCCGATACCGATCACATCGACCAGGGCTGTCGCCTCGGGGTCAGCGTCGAGGGCGCCTTTGACGCGGCCGGTGGTCTGCATCGTGTCCTCTTTGACCGACCGGCGGAGCTCGGTGAGGACGGGGCCGCGGCGGATCGCCTGCACCGTCTTGTCCTCACCGGAACGGGCGACGTCGACGCCGATGATATGCGGCCCCGGCAGGTCCGGCCGGCCTGCCCTGTCCCAGTCGTGCCATCGTTCGACGGCTGCCTCGGCCCAGGCGAGGGGGATGACGGAGTCTTCGTCGCCGGCGTGGAAGTCGCCTAGGACACGGTTGACGTAGATCGCCGAGGCTTCGCCCCACTGCCGTGCCCGCTGCTCCGCCCAGTCTTTCGAGATGCGGCCCGCGTCCATCGCTTCGGCGAGGGTGACGTGCCGGGCGTGCCAGTCCTCATACCCTGGGCGGCGGGCGTGGATGTCGTAGAACCGGCCCTGCGGCGACCCTGGTGTCGACAAGGCCAGCGCGTACGCCTCACCGGTGCCGGAGAATGCGCCTTCGCAGGCGTCGAACGTGCCCGCCGGGATCGACTTGCTCTCGTCGTAGATGAACAGCAGCCGGTCCGCGTGCGCGCCCTCAATCAGCGCGGGGTTGGTGCAGGCGGCGGCGAACGCCGCACCGTGAGCGAGGCGGAGGTTCAGGTTCAGCAGCTCGGCCTTGCTGAACGTGCGGTCGCGGACCTTCTCCCACCTCAGCCGGCCGGCCCATTTGTGGATCTCCGGCCAGAGGTAGTTGATGAGCTGCCGCCACGCGCCGGCGGTGGTGACCGCTTTCCACTCCGCCCCAGCCGCGTCCGAGGTGAGCGCGAACCACAGCAGCGTAATCGCCGCCACGGTCGACTTGCCAAGACCATGTGGCCCGCGGACAGCGCAGCGTTTCCGCTCCGCCAGCCCCCCGATGATGTCTTGCTGGTACGGGGTGAGGCCGTCGCCGCGCCAGTCGATACAGTCTGCGGCGAACCCGAGCGGGTCGTCGTAGTAGAACGCGACACCTTTCTTGATCCGCGCTGCCCGTTTCTGCAGCTCGAGCAGGTAGCGGAGCCGGTCAGGGGGTGCCTGAATGATCTGGGTCGCGGCCATCGAGCTCGGCTTCCAGGCGGCGGATCTCGGACTCGATCATGTCTTGGGTGACGACTTCGATGCGGGCCTGCGCGGGGGCGTAGAGGCCGCGGAGCTTGATTTCCTCGACGTCGATGCGGACGAGCCGGTCGACTGCGGCGAGGTTTGGGGTGGGGTCGAGGAGTGGGGTGCCGTCGGGTCCGGTGACGATTTTGCCGGTGACGGTTGTGGCGTAGTGGCGGCCTGCGGCGACGCGGTAGGCGATGCGGCGATAGTCCTGAAGCCGGTCGAGGATGATCTGCAGCGATTCAGGATCGCCGATTCTGTTGCGGACGGATTGGAGGGCATCGCGTCGGATGGCGTCGCCGACAGATTGCGGGCTACGGAAACCGAGCTGTGGGGCTATCTGGCGGTAGGTGAGTCCGGCGCGGTAGAGGTCGGCGGCTTTGGCGTCGCGTTCGAGCCGGTCGGGTGATGGGCGCCTGGGCATGGTGGAGTCACTTCCTGTCCAGGTTAGTTATGTCTAGTGGACGGGTGGTGACTTGTCTGGAGCGGCTGGCAGGGCTTGCACCTGCCTCTCCTCGCCGGGGGCGGGGCGTGTCGCTGTGGACACTTCAGCCGCAGGGTAAGGCTTTGCAAACGGCAGGATCTTGCGGCGCATGGCTCGGTCGAGCGGGTACAGGTAGCGGTGCTTACCTTGCACCATGACCTCTTCGGCGCGCGGATCAACATGCGCTCGCAGCCATTCCACCGAACGTGGGATCTTGTGCCGTGCTCGCGACGGGTGGGAGGTCTGGAATGATCCTGAAAGATTGCGTTCGTGTACTAGCCGTCCGTGCAACCGGAAAAACCGTGCTGGGATAGCCACACCGGTGTATATCCAGTTACCTGCTTGGTAGATCCCGCCATGATGTCCTTGACCGGGATCCGCGAAGGAGACAACGAGCCGCAGTCCAGGGCTTGAACGCTTCAAGCGCCGCAAGCAGTCGGCAACGATTTGCGACACGCGTGCCTTGTGGTCCGCCAAGGCTACACGAGTCAGTTCGCACACCTCGGTTTGGCTCAGTTGGTATGGCGAGCCGAGGTGATTACTAGAGCCGCGCGAGAAGATGACAACTCCAGAGAACTGATCATCTTCCCATGCGCCGAACATGATGCAACGCCCGAGAGGAAGGGTCCGTGAGTAATGCCAGCGTGTCACCGCATACTCAGCGGCTTTGTGGCTGCACGGAGCGACGAGAAGGCTCATGTTTCTTCAGCGCTTCAGGGTCGTTGGCGGTGTCGTAGCCGCATTTCGGGCACAGCCGTGGTTCCAGCTCGTCAAGCCGTGCCGTCGTGTCGTCTTCCGGGGCGAAGTCCGGCACATCGATCAGCTTGGACACGTCTTCCGGGGTCCAGCCGGTGCCTTCGTAGTCCTCGTCGAGGTAGGACAGCAGTTCGGCGAGCTGATCCGGGTCGTCGGTGGCGATGTCCGAGAGGCGGTTGTCGCCCAAATTGACGCGGCGGGCTTCGTCGTCGGTGCAGCGGATCAGCCCGCAGTGCGCTGTGACGTGGCCTTCGGCTTGCATCGCGCGGACTGTGTGGTTTCCCGCCAGGATGGTCAGCGCTGGGGGGTCTTCGACGGCGCGGACCACGACGGTGCGGTACTGGCCGAGGCGGCGGACACTTTTGCGGATTTCGGCGAGCTGGCCGCGGCGGGCGTTGCCGGGGAAGAACGTGACCCAACACCCAAACCGGCCGCGACTTGGACTTCAGTGAATGAATCAGCCTTCATTGGCAGGGTCTCCTCAACGTTCAGGTGCGGAGAGTTGCGGCGCGCGGTGGGAGAGGCGTGGCAGGCCGGACATTGACGGTAGTTACTACCGGCGTTACCGTGGAACCACCAGAGAGAGGGAGAACACCATGGCAGCACGACTCATCGGACGGCGAGTCATCCGCAACTGGGACGACTCAGCGGCCCCACTGACCGGGATCATCGTCAGCCGGATCGACGAGGACCGGGTGGAAGTCGTATGGGGCGATGTCGCCGATCTGGCGGAGGCGGCCAAGCGTGAAGGCCGCGCCGAATGGATCGAAGATCTGATGCCCATCGACCACGACGCCCAGGGCCGACCGAGGTCGTTCACGCCGAAGGAGCCGATCGACGAGGCAACACTCGCGCATATGGCCGATGCGGGTACCGAGTTTTCTGCCCGGCTCGCGCTGATGGGTGAGCAGATTGAGGCAGCGAGCAAAGCTGTGCGGAAGCTAGCCGGTACCGCCGCAGAGGCTGCCGCGAAGGCTAAAGGCGACTGATGCCGGGCAGGAACAAGACGCCGCTACTCGGCTGGCACCCCCCAGCCGAGCTAGCAGCATGGGCCAGAACAGAAGCGCAACGCCGCGGCGTACCGCTCGCGCGCATCCTCGACGCCGCGCTACGCGAATACCGCGAGCGGGCCGAGCGCACCCAAGTGGCCTTCGCCACGGCTGATGTAGCCGAGCTACGGGCTGCCATCCGCACGGTCCTGGACTGCGGGCTGTGCATGGCGGCAGGGCCACATGACGACCATCTGGCCGCGCTGGTGAAAGCCGAGGCGCAGGCGGGGGGAGACGCCGCGCAAGGCCAAATCTCACCCGTAGCCGACGCCGGCGATGCGGAGAAAGCGGGCCTTGATGCCGTGGCCGGCTCGATGGTCCCGTTTAGCTCGTGGACCATGGCGGACCTCAAGGCCGCGCTGCGGGCATACGGCGTGTCAGCAAAAGACATCGGGCCGCCTCGGCCGGGCGGAGAAACCTGATGGCGGCTAAACGCGTGCGGATAACCCTAGACCTCGACCCCGCCCAATACCGGGACCTGCAACGCTGGATCGCATCAGCCGCCGCCGCGGCCGGGAAGTCACGTGTCAGCCTCGCGGAAGCGCTCCGCGCCATGATCACCGTGACGACAGGTGACACCGCCGCGACCACCCAAGTCCTGCACCACTTACGCGCGCCACACCCCAGCCAGCGGCCAAACTGACCCTATGCCGCGAACACCGGACCCCGACCCGCACCTGCCAGCCGTCCTCAAACTGTACGAACAACGCGGGCGAGACGGCCTCACCACACGCGCCATCGCCGCCGAGCTAGGCATCGCATCCAAAGTGCGATGCACCAAACTCCTCCATCAGGCGCTCGCCCACCTCGGGCTGCCCCCGCCCCACCCCAAAAGCGCAGCCGGATCCGCCGACGAGCCAATCCTTGCCGTCTGCCGGGCACTCATCACCGAGAAAGGGCTAGCCGAAGCCACCTACGAGGCCGCGTTCGCGGCAGTTGAGGCCGCCGGGCTCCGCTGCGGCTGGGTCCGCCTCCGCCGGCTCATGCCCCTAGCCCGCGCCCAGCTCGCACCCAAACCCGGTGTCGGCGACGGAGCCGAACGCGCCCCACTCGAGTCGATGCGCGCGGACGGGCTTATCACTCGTGCGGAACTGGCCGCCGCGTACGGGGTGACCCGCTGGTCGATCCTTGACGCCGTAGAGCGCGGTGACCTGACCCCGGCGAAAAGGGAGCCCTCGCCGCACGGCGGGGTGACGGAGCTATTCGACCCGGAGAAAGTGACCCGGCTCGCGGAAGGTTACGGCGTCCCCGTCGACATCGGTTTCCGTGGCCGCCGCGGGCGGCCACGGAAACCGGACGTGCGCAGGCGTGGGGCGATTGACCAGGCCACCCCTCAAGGCTAGGTCAACATCTGCCTGGAACAACTGGACTTCAGCCGCGAACAAGCTCTGGATCTGAAGGATCACGGGCACATCACTAGCCGATGGCGTCTGCGGCCGCGGTTTTGGCGAGTTCGGCGGCGCAGCGGCGCGCGAGACGTTTACACGCGCATTTCGTCGCCTTCGGGCCGCCGTAACCGAGGACTGCGCCGATCTGCGCCCAGGTGACGCCCCTGTCGCGGGCTGTGGCGATCAGTTTGA